CTCGCCTCAGAGGCGCCAAAACCGCATCTGAGAGCCCCAAGGGACTAGTTAGTACTAGTATAGGGTATGACCTTAGTAACTTATCAATTTATGAAATCAAGAAATTGATTTGGTTAATAACCTTTGATGAGAACCTATCTGGTCTCACATGAAATATTAATCTCAGTTAGTATTTCCTCTGTGTGAAGAGTACGTACCTTAGTGAAGTCTTTAAGAAGACCCCATTCTTTCTGAGATAACTAAGTATGCTGTAAGAGTAGCAAAGTCTTACTGCGTCCTCGCATGATCGTGCCTAAGTACTAGTCCTAGGAGTGAGCATGAAGGTCTGAAAGGGCAATTTATGATCATAATCCGTGGATTTAGAATATCCTCCCTACTAAGGGTGGCTGCGGCCTTAAGTCCTTGACTTAAGAAACCGAAGTCTAATCTTACTTGCGCTCCAGGGCCATAGAGACCTGCAACTAAAATATATGAAATTATTAAAGTTCCAAATTTCTAAACAACCTTTAAAGAGCTCTCAGATTAGTGCCATTTCCTTTCTAAAAGAAGGAAAACCAATGATTAAATTCTTCATAAGAAGTATTTACGCATTGGGGGGATCAATAACTCCAGCCAGGGTAAGGATGATAATAAATTTCCTTAAGAAGGTTAACGAGCTCCACAAGAATGGTGGGATACCCATGGTAGTAAAATACCTAAAGGTATCTACAGTTCTTGTTCAGCAAGTCTGTGCAGGGCACAGAGTGTCTGATTTATCCGGTCTAGGCCCTCGTGTGTCTAGATCGAAATCAGGACTTCCTAGATTTATTCCTGTGGATCAGAGAAAACTGATCTTAGCAGGAGATAAATTAACGATTAGGATCTGACTTACAATGTTATCACTTTTTCGAGACCTGCACTTTACAGGCCAGCTAAAGTTCAACACTATAACAGATCCATCTACAGCCCATTCCGAGTCTTTACTCGATAAGTATATCAGTCCTTTCATAGATCTTTTCTATAAGGACCATACGTTATTGACTAAAGCATCGAATAGCTTCCTGTCGATATTTAAAACGTCAGGTCCATTCACAGATAGTTCAGCTGGGGAAACTAACAGTAGCCCAACATCTATTGCAAGATCATTCACATGATTTTGTAATACATATGAAGGGAAGCTGATAGCCCCCTCTCTAACTTATATCTTACAGTTCTTTGAAAATCAAAGAGCCTTGGAGCTATGAGCTAGATATAAGGACTTACAGGTACACCAAAAGCCTGTACGGACTTATTCAGACTATGGAGAATGGAAAGTAGCCCCTCGTGTCCAAAGTAGATACGCGGGAAAACTTGCTATTAAAGAAGAAGCTGCTGGGAAGGTTAGAGTATTTGCTATGGTAGATCCATGGACTCAATGGGCATTAGCACCTCTGCATAAACTTCTTTTTAGAAGTTTGTCACAAGTGCCAATGGATGGTACTTTTAACCAATTAAGACCCCTTGAAAAGGTCCCATTTGGAAAAGCCCCCATTTATTCTTTTGATCTCTCATCCGCTACTGATAGACTACCTTTGAAAATTCAAATTGGTCTCCTTTCAGCTATGTTTGGAGAACAATTTGGAAATCATTGAGGAAATCTATTAGTCGGAAGACGGTATCAGACTCCTAAGATTAATCCAGGAAATATTAAATTGATTCCTGATACTAGAAAGTATCCTGTATCAGTTAAATATAAAGTGGGTCAACCTATGGGAGCTCTATCGTCGTGAGCAATGTTAGCAGTTACTCATCACTTCATCGTGCAATCCTGTGCTTGGTCAACAGGTATATCCCGTACCGGTACATGATTCCGAGACTATGGAGTCTTGGGAGATGATATCGTAATATGGAATAAAACTGTTGCCTTGAAGTATTTGCGTGTCTTGAAACATCTTGGTTTAGAGGTGAATCTGTCAAAATCAATTCTTTCTCCGAAAGGAAAAGGACTTGAATTTGCTAAACGTACTATTGTTAATGGTCAGGACGTTAGTCCTATACCATTTGCAGAGCAATCTGCAGCAACAAGATCTACGTCTAATGCAATCTCTTTTAAGAGAAAACATCAGATATCTCCCCTACAATTACTAAGATTTTTAGGATACGGCTATAAGATTGACCCTACTAAAGATAACTCCTTAAACAGGACGATAGCTTTAGCATTGTCTATTCCTAGAACGCCGAAAGAGTTCCTAAACTTTTTTAGCATATCTAGGTCTTTCTTAGATTGATCATCTATGAAATACCCTTTAAATAGGGTTAGACTTTCGATGTTACTAATAGTAGCAGAAAGGGTACTGACTCTCCAAAAGAGAGCAAAAGATCTTAGTATATCTTTGCAGCAATTAGATGCAGGAATATGGATTTATACAATCGGTTTCGATAGGAATCCCCATGCTTACGCAAAGAGGATTCTTCTTGAAAAGGTTATCAAGAAGCATTTAAGCGATCTTGATTGAATCTATAAATCTGGATACCTACACTATCCAGCAAAGGAATTGGATTGATTCTCCGATCCGTTGTTGGCAGGTACACCAGAAATATACATGCCGGCGAACTTCTCGGGGTTAGGATTACATAAGACTCTTACTTATGCAATCAAATATATTTTCGTTGCTGAAGATATATTATCTAACATCCAAGTAGATGATTTATTCTCCGGACGTGAGGAATCAGTTACTCCTATCTATAGAGAGGAGAAACGAGTCCTACGAATGTGGAATAAATGATCGAACACCTTACAAAAGGTTAAAGATATTAAGCCTTATCAATCTTATTAAATAAAGAATGCTGAACTTTCTATCGAGATTCAGATATACATACGGAAAACTTATCGCTCGATGAGCTTCCGCATCAAGTCTCACAAAGGTGAAAAGATTAAATGTGGCATTAGGGAATCCTAGACTACCAATAGTTAAACGATTCTTGTCCTTCGTATATTGAGTGACCAGTGCGCAAATTTTCTTTATGGTATCAGTACTGATTTTATCCGTATTGTTACAATATGGAAGTTCACAACTTCCTTCATCTTGGTTAGATTTAGTGGCCCGATATTCTCCAGTTTCTGCCTCTGAAATGATCACATCTATCACATATTTGTTGTCATTTAATGCAGTATGGTTAATGATTGTTACGTTTAATCATTTGGATGACTTAACAGTACTCTTCACCTCGATCAATAATTCGTCATTGAGCGGATTACTTGGTACGGTAGTCGCATACTGATATGTAACCTGTTGGCAAATGGGTACTGAATTCTTTACAGTACTATTTTCCACACCTTCCATGATATTCGAAACAAAAGCAATGCTTGAGTTTTCAATGTTATGAACAAATGTAGGAACAATACTGTTATCGTTGTCACAAAAGTTTGTAACTTTTGTACCCTATTATATCCAACCTACAGTTCACACTTTAGGTAGTTTATTTTATGATGGGTGAATCGCATCCACCGGATGAGTATTCCAATCAGTAAAATCTGCTTGGTTACTTTGTGTGGGCCATGTGGCTTCACTTATAACCCCAACAGTACCTGCATTCGTACAACCATTAGTTGACTCTGCAATGTATCCGGTAGCTAAAACTATCTTAGGAATATTCCTATGACAGATCATTAAATGGTTATTTGGTCTGTGATAGGCAGTGATTAATAAATCAAACTGGTTGGCGAGATCCCTTTTAACAATTAACATCCGAAAGGTTGATTAATTGTATTGAATATCGCATCTGAGCGACCTCTCTCTTAAATTGTCTTTGTTGACAGGGGTAGAGAGACCTTCA